CCCATACCCTATCGTTCTCAATTGACTGTGCTAATTTTAGCAGTTCTAGCCGGATTGTAAAGGGTGAATGTGCGTTATATGTATCCATGATTTACTCCTGTATGTGTTTGTGTGTTAAAGGTGATTTTTCTGTTTCTAGGAAAACCACCAAACCCAATGAGATTAAGCCGCTAGGGCCATCTCAAATGGTGAAACGTTGTCGTTAGCACCTATATTTGCCTTTGGTCTCCTTGAACCCTTACTACACCAGTCGATCCTAGTTCGCCCCCATCAAAGATACACTCAAATATCATTATTCGCTTCACGATAACTTCCTACAGGGGATATAAATCAACCTGGCGACTCAGGAAGGAGTGTATCTATGGTGGAGGCGGTGGGAGTCGCACCCACGTCCTCAGTGTCTATGTCGTTCCTCTCAACGACCTCGGCAATTCTATTTATAACGGAGCAAATGTTTTTGTATGTCCGTCAATTGATAATGTTACTGCTCCGACATAGGAGCATTCTTTAGTTCCTGGTACGGCAAACTTACCTTCACCATGCCAGTGGAATGAAGGAGCGTTACACTCACCGCCATTAATGCTAACCAGCGAAACATCCATCACCTTCTTTGTCTTACAGTGAACAATGTGATCCTTCTTTGTATCCTTTTCGCAAGTGATATCATCCGAAGCATATGCTATATTAGCAAATAATAGACTAGTTGTCAAGAGTATTTTCAAAATCTTCAAGTTCAGGTCCTTTCTCACCATTAACTCCTTCACTGGCACGGCCTACTAGTTGCGTCCCGTAAAGCACACTCACCGACGGTCGCCAAAACGCAACCAGACAAACCCAAACTAAGAAACACCAAAGCGATTGCCATATATACTTTTCTCATAATGCGAACTCCTGTCTAAATTGTTTTACCTTGTTAGCAAGTTCGGGAATATAATCTCTACGGTTCTTCACAAATACCTGTGGCCGAACTTCACCATCCACAGATATCAATACAACGATTTGCTTACACTGTATGCCTGTCATCTCTTCATACATCAGAGAGTAGCAGGTGCATTGCTCAAAGTAGTTTAGAATCCAATCTTCTCGTTTCAGTTTCGTAGATGTTTTGAAATCGATGATAGACGGCACTCCGTCAAACTCACCAATACAGTCTACCTGTCCCGCTAGACCCAATGCCTCACTATATAACATCGTCTCGACATAGTGAATATTATCTATTCTCGATAAGGTCGGGATCATGTCAAAGAATGCCTGTTTCATATCAGGCATTACATCTTCGGTCAGGAAGTCTTTCTCGTTTGTGATATAAGATTCCATAAGACTATGGAATTTTGTACCTCTTCGGCTTGCTCTTGCTGATATCTTATTCGCTTCTTCTTCCCCCACACGGGCCCTCCACTTTTTGATGGAGTCACCTTTGAAATGTGATAGAAAGGTTGTGACGGAAGGCAATCGTGTGCCGTTTGGTGAGATGTAGTATCGCTTGCCATTATATTCTTCTCTTTTCAGTTCACATAGAACTTTGTCATTGTTGATATGGTTAAATATTTTCATTCTTATATCACATTGTAAAGTGGGTAGGCGGAAGATTAACTCCCGCCTACTATTTAGGTCACCACAATACCTTGTGCTTCAAGTTGAGCCTTAAACTCTGCCTCTTTATCTTGATTGAACTTGATCCAAAATTTTAGATCACCTCTCTGACCGTCTCTTTGCAGTTTGGCCATTTCTTCATTGATGAATGCTTTTAGTGCTGCTAGATATTCTTCTTTTGTCATAGACCCATCTCCGTCTTCTGTATAATATATTCTCTAACTGTTCCAGAACGAACAATGTCCTCAATGCCAAATTCAATATGATCAAATGATGGCATACGTCTGGTGATTGCCATTAGTTCTCTGATACCAGTCTTATCATGTGGTTTATTTAGATCACTCTGACGGTAGTCGCCACAGAACACAATACGAGAGTTGGTGCCGATACGAGTCATAACAGTATCAATTTCTTGAAAGTTCATATTGTTGCACTCGTCAACTATAATAATGGCATCGTTGAAGGTTGTCCCACGAAGAAACGATGTTGTGGTAAACTCTACTAGTCGTTTCAACTTTAGTATTCTCCAACCATCACCACGACCAAATAGATCGTCACAGATTTCTTGATAGGGTTGTTCGTAGACTTCCGCTTTTTGCTTTTCAGATCCAGGTAGAAATCCCATATCTCTGGATGGTACGACTGAACGGATGATAACGACCCTCTTATATGTCTGTTCGATTAACACCTCCTTTAGTGCTAGGTATGAAGATAGAAAAGTTTTACCGGTGCCGGCATAACCATGTAGCATAAGGTTAGAACCTGCTTCGTATGCGTCCCACACTCTCTGTTGGTTTACTGTTAGTGGTTTAATATGACGCAGTTCAAAGTGGTTTCTTTCAGCAATATTATCATGGTGCTGTTGGTTATTTCTTTTCGTTTTTCTAGACATATATTGACCTTTGTTGTTATTGTTGGTCACATTATCATAACAAAAAGAGGTCGTCTCCTTTTTACGGGAGCGACCTCTAAACCTTTTACTAAAATGTTCTTCTGACAGAGTTAAATCTCCTTGGGAATGTCCCATCGTTTAGAAGCAACAGCATCGGCTTGCGGTACTGATGCCTTTACACGGCCTAAAACATACTTTTGAAAATCAGATGGTGGTTTTGTTACGCCGATTGATACAGGATCAACAAAGTTCGGCACTGTCACAACCTGTTCCCAATCTGGCTTGTCGTCTAGATATGTGTCGTGTTCAGCCATCGTCATGGAGACGGTGACTTCTTCATCGGTAGTCTTATTGCGAAATGTATAATAGGGCATTATGCTTCCTTCAACCACTCAGGCGCTTCACGATTTTTCCACTTGTGAAGATGTGCCTTGCCATACTTGTAATAGTTGCGATAGTTTTTTACCGCATCTTCTGATATGATGTATTTAGTATCCATGGCACTTGGCGGTTGAGTTTTATGTCCGATTGGAATGTTATGCGGCAGTTGATAAAGGTCTTGTAATAGACCGGAAGTTTCTACTTTGTGATATTTACCATAACGATAGGTGTATTCTTTACAATGTTCATCCAGATAACACCACAGCCAGTTGTAGTTGTTATTAGACTCACGACACCACACGGCCGACGGATGATTGATATGTGTGGCTGAATATAGAACAGTTTCACGGTCATCAGGTAAGCGCCAACGCTTTACATTGCGACCTGTCTTAGTCTTGTCGGTATACTCTACACCGTCAAGCAAGCGATGAGCAGTAGACAAAAGTTGGGAAGCCTCAAGGATCATTTTGACGCAATGAGAATCGACTGCCCACTCGGCACACAGTTTTGGATCAGTGTGAATATAGAAAATGTTCATTTACTCTCCTTTGCCCAACATTCAGAAAGAGGCCCATTTATTTCTTTGACTTGATAGCATATCTCTTTAGAAGGCATTGCTATTTGCTGTTGTGTTGATGGACACTTTTCAAGATTTGACTCAGCAATACTAGCACAGTTAAAAAGATATATCACAAGAAACCATTTCATCGTGCTTCATCCTCGTAAATCGTAAAAAGCATCCCACCAACCATCATCCCACATATAATATAACTCATCACTATTACCTTCATATGGATTATCCCTACAATCAAAGTTATCAGTGTATGCTCGATATCCTTCGTTATATGCTAACTGTCTCATGTAGTCGGTAATCATTTCACTATACACCCTGTTAGGTCTTTATAGAGACTTTCTAGTGCCATTTTGCCAAAGACATCATCACCACCATCAAGGTGTTGACGAAGCACCATGGCATAATAAGCAGCATTGTCACCACGAATAAACACGCCTGGCCAGTCATCGCCAAACTGGAGAGGACCAGTCTCCACACGTTCATTCAGTTCAATGTCAATCTTTCTAATCTCGGTCATAGGTCACGCTTACCTTTCCAGAATGTAACGATAACAGGGAAACGGAGTTTATTATCATCCGTTTTGTTCTGATACCTCACGGTAACGTCCGTGCCGATATAATCATTAGCATTATACAGCAGTTCTTTTAGAAAGTCAAACGAGCCACGCACTCCTGAAAACTGTGTCGTTCCGTCTTCCAAACGGATTTCGATACGCTTAGCAGCACCAGCCCAGTTACCTTGACCTTCTTCGATAGAGACGATTTCAAACTCGTCGTCCTCAAACTCTTTATGCTTGATTAGTCCTTTTGAACGCTTGCCTTCATACATAGAGTCAGGAACACGAAGCATTTGACCTTCGTATCCTAGTTCAAGATAGTGTCCAAGCATTGTTTCAATGTCATGTTCATCAGAAACTTTACGAGTAGTCACTGTGCGGATACATTTATCTTTAGACTTACCACAAGCAACCGATGCCATGTTAAGTCTATCACCAACCGATTTACCATTAATGCAATCGTAAGGTCCTTCCAGAATACAATCATA